AGCAACAACTCTTTACCAACGGCTACGACCAAGTTAGGAAACTCTTCGTTCCACTTGAGGTTGCCCTGTGCATCGCGGCACTCTACGTGGTAGTGACCTTCAATGCCCATGCCTTCTGGTATAGAGGCATTTGCCTGTAGTGTGGCTACGGCGTTATCGCCAAAACCGGATTGTTCTTTGTGCATATGTGCTCCTATGAGAGTCGGATGATTGCAGACGTATTAGTGACTGCTGGGAATTGTACGGTGAATGTGTTAGTAGAGGTCTTATCTGAACCAAAATCTAGTACACAAACCGCTGGGTTAGTCGTGCCATTAGCCAAGTAAATCAACGCACCTCTTGCGGTGATTGCACCTGTCCATGCGGCGTTTGTAAAAGATATATAGGCTGTAGAACCAGAGTTACCAGTAGTCGGAACTTGGGAGATTGTTAACGCCTGACCGCCAGCAGAGTAGTTACCACCAGAAGCCTCACCTGTGCTCGTGTAAGCAGTGGTGTCTTGGTTTAGTGTGGCTGCGTTCGTGTACAACGCAATATTAAACACTTGGGACGTACCCGTACCAAAGTCAAATGTCCCGTCTAGCAGGCCAACTAAGAACGTATTGGTTGTCCAGTTACCTGTAAAAGCCATTATTGGACTCCGTTATTTTGTGGCAACGGAGCCACGCGAGCCTGACCACTGCGGTACGCATCACTGCGCTCCAGACCATCGCCAAGGCGTTTAGCAAGTGCAAGTGCTTCCTTGTACTTAGCATCGTAGAAAGTCATTACGTCGGCTTCACCTTTCATATACAAATACGCTTCTACTAAACTTCCATAAAGCAATACAGTATCAAAGTTGTCTCCCAGCCAAGTCTGACCAGAAGCTGCAACAGTGATTGACACGGGGTAATAGTAATAGTGCAGTTCTACAGAGTAGGACGCATCAGGTGTCGGGCCAACAATGAACGATAGTTCGTTAGTGATTGTGCTGGTGTTAACAGTCGGGCCAAACAGCGCGTAGTACTTGGGGATACCTGTATCAGTCGTTGGATTTGGGTATGCCTGACGAATGAAGTTCACATCTTTGTTTAGCAGGTACTCGTAGTTACCGCTGGCGTCAATCACAGCCAAAGAATAAGTGGATAAAAAATCCTCTGGGCAAGACAAGTACTTATTGCTGGTAGTCACGCTACCTGTCACGTTTTTACGCAACGATGGAAACTGAACAGAGTTGTAGATACGCTGTTCAGCTTGAGTAATAAAGCGATTCAACTGAGTCGTTGAAGACACAACAGTACCATCCGCCAACGTAGTGGCAGGAAACGTATTTTCTGTATACGTCTGAATCGCTGTTACTAACTCCGTATAGGTCACGCCATCGGCCCTCTGCACATAGTGCCTTTAGTTGCCGCACCTGTACCACGCATCTTGATGCCGTCGGTCTTAACCTTTTCGTCACCAGCAGAAATACTGTACTGCCCAACGCTGACATCAGATGTATCTAGTCTGCTACGGTTTGGCTCTTTGCCGGGGTTCTCTTGAACCTTAACGCCTTTGCCAGACATAGTATGTGGCTTAGCGTATGAGGATGCGGGTAGGTTGTTTTTAGCCATTATTTGCCCCTTTGGTTCGCAACGCGAGCCATGTTACGACCCATAGACTTCATCATCTCGCCTGTCACGCCGCCCTTTTTGAGCTTAGTCATAGGCTTGCCGGGATGCAGTTTTTTCTCATGCTTGTGCACGGCACCTGCAATCATCTTCTTGTCCTGTTTTAAATCTTTCTTGTCCATCTTCAACTCCTAAGTTGTTGCTACCGTAACTGTACCAAATTGCACCACTAAAGCCAAGTCATTTGGCGTCAATGACGCATCAAAACTACTCGACCCGCCAACAGGATTCCAGCCCCATTGGAAGATTCGGCTACCACCTTCATTCGTTCCTGTGCCACTTTGTGTAGTGCCACCGTTCACATTCGTCTGCAACCCGCTGTTTCCAGACAAAACATAACTCCTGTCAGGGCGTGGATTCCTCAACGCCTGTGGGTCGTCCACAGGGAACATACCCAACTGCAACTGCGGATGGTCTGGGTCCCAGCACTCTGGGCACACCAACAAGTTGTAGTTCTTTAACTTGATAATCTCAGTCTTCAGAACCTTCAACTTGAACCGCTGACCACAGCGATCACACTCCGATATTGCGTGCTTACCAGAAGCAAACCGATTACCCATTAGATAACCCTGCCTCTCGTTCTACCTCTTGCAGCAACCCCATCCGCACGGCTAGAAGCAGTTACTTTACCGCCTTTTTTCTTAGGGGTTGGCATTCTCAATTCCGTAGGCCCAGCAAACGGGCTTTTACCTTCATTTCTTCTTTTGTCTGCGTGCGCCCTTGCTTTTTTCTCAATTTCTTCAGTCTCTTCTGCGCCTCTAGGCAAGCCATTCTTTAAAACATAGTCAAGTTGTTTCTTTGTTAGCGTTGGGACTAAAGACGGGTATTCACCACTCTCATCTTCAATAGAATATTCAGTCGCTACATCTCCGCCCTTGGCTGGTAAACCGCCAAAATACCCTTTACCTTTTACACCTTCACCAGAATGACGAAGCCCATAAGGAGCTAACCCTTCATCCCCGCTAAACTGTTTTAGTCCAGTTGCCACGACTACCTCCCGATGTAGGTCTGTCTAGGAACCAAACGCAATGCTGCCTTCTCATGATCTTCGTATGCTGCCAATTCCCATGCCTCGTCATACTGTTGCTTCAATAAGCCAATCCGCTCCATGCCCTGCGGAATCTTGCCAGCTATGTAGTACGACAGACCAGCCGCCATACAAGGAATAAATCTAAACGGCACGTCCATGATGTTCACACCACCACCTGCGTCCTGCGTGCGGCGTAGACGCCAATACACAAATGTGTACGCTTGCGAGTTGTCAGGGGTAGGCCAAACAGTTATGGCTGGCACTTGTTGCCAGTACACAGTAGCCGCAGCCGTATGCGCCGCTGCAATGGTGTTTTGCTGACCACGGAAGCAGTTGTATAGCGTTCCTGATACAGCGTTTGTGTTCTGCGTGATGTAGCCGTAATTGATAATCTCGTTATCAATCTTCACAAATCCAGATGCGGGTAAACCCGTAACATCGCTCAACACGATTGTGTCTGATGTACTTGTAATTGTTGTGGTCAGGGTAGAGGCTACAGGGCTAGTCTGCCCGTTGTAGCGCTGAATCCAAACCTGAATAGGTCTGGCTTGGGTTAACTTGTTGGGGATTGTTGCGTACGTAGAAACACTAATACGCGTGATTGTCAGGTCGGCTTGGTTGGCTACATTGTTTGCGTTTGTGCGAATCAAGTGCTCAAGCAAGTCAATCGTATCATTTGGCAGGGCGTATGTGTTCTGACCGGGAACCAGAGTAATAGACCCCGGCTCAATAGTCCACATGTTGATACCACGGTTTGCCCAATCAGCAAACATGATGTTGAGGCTACGTCGCGCAGTGCGCAGGTCATAGCCCGTGCGAAGTTCGCTACCGGCGCGTTCAAACGCCTCCTCGACCAACTCAGTGAGGTCGAGGTTAAAGCCTACTGCGCCTGACGTATTTGCCATTACTTGGCTTTCTTCTTACGGGTTGGAGCTTCTTCAGCAAAATGCGCTTCTATTTCTGCTTCAGTAGGCTCAACAATAGGAGCGGGCGTTTGAGCCTCAACCTTAGCGACCAATGCTTCTAATGTAGGGTCAGCGGCACCATACAACATGTGGTACTGATTAGCTTTTTCACGAAGCGCAGCAAGAACGATTGCGTCTTCTTCAGCAGTTAGAGTGAACTGTGACATATGTTTCCTTTACCTAAAACTTGCGGTTTTCTTAGCTATGCCTTTTGGCTGGGCTACGAATTGTTTTCCGGCTTTTTTGCCAGCGCGTTTCGCACGCGTTGTTGCAGCGTACTCAGCAGGGCTGAGACTTTTAATCGCAGCTTCTGGAAGGTATCGCTCACCTGTTTTACTAGACGGTTTTCCACTTTTGGTTCTCCATTTCTGGTCGCCCCAGTTTTTTAAGGACTGTTGTGGCGCTTTCAATCTCGGTAACCCCCACCTGCCGCCTTGTACTTCTTGGCTACAAGTTGGGCTTTACGTGCTGACCACTGTCCTGCACCTGTGCCCTGCGTTGCTGCGGCCTTTACCTGAGACACAATCCGCTTGCGCAGTTCGGGTTTGGTGTAATTGCCAGCGGCGTTAACTTTTCCGCCTTCAGCGTATTGTGTGAAGTCGGTGTTATCCCTGCGGGCAGTTCTCTTACCAGCAGGCATCTTGGAGGGGTTAATGTCCCCCATACCCCGACTCGCCATCATTTTTTACCTTTTGTGTAGCCACCGCCACACATTACCATAGTGCCTTTGGTTTTACCACGCTGGGCAATACCATCACCACGACTAGAAGCAGTCATACCGCCTTTAGCGTAAGTGTCACCCATAGCATTTGTTTTGCTAGTCTCTGCATCGCTGGACGGTGGCTTTGCAAAACCTTCTGCTGGGTTTCTATTCGCACGTTCGGCTGGGGGTTTAGCGTAACCTTCAGCCTTTAGAGGCTTACCATCAACGCGAATATCACTACCGGGTTCTACAGCCTTTACTTTCCCTTTACGGATTGGCTCATCCACCGGTGTGGAGTCTTCGTATTTATAGTCTTTAGCCATGATTAGAGGTACCTTCCACGGGTTTTGCCTTTGGTAGCAATACCATCGGCACGGCTAGAGGCAGAAGACACCTTAGAAGTGACCTTACCACCCTTTTTGTATGGGACGCCATCTTCAGATAGGCGTTGACGTACGGGGCTTTCAGCACGGCCAGACATAGGAAC